CCCAGAAGAAATCCAAGGTGTTGTTGATTATCTTTTTAGCGAGGCTGTATGATTAAAGTAGGAGACTATGTCTTTAAAGTAAAAGGCTACAACTTCGCTGGCGAAGTGATGGCGGTCTATGAGGTCGAACCGAACTCATGGCGATGCGATGTGAAGATGGTTGGGACTGGAATGCTCCACATCTTCGACGTCAATCAGGTTGCTATTTGTGACAATAGTCACTATCTGATTATTGAACTCGCAATGTCTAATGCTAATAAAGCGTTGTCCCATCAACGTGAGCTTTGGATGAAAGAGCAAATTGAACAGGCGAGGAAGCACAGTGAAAAATGACGGGAAAACTTCAGAGGGGATTTTTGAGGACCGCTGGGCAACTCTCGGCAAGAAGGCGTTTGTCGAGCGTCTCCCTGACACCCGTTCAATTAAGGGAGCAATCAAGCATGGCTTCATTCAGGGGCGACCTTCCGATTATCTCGTTACGGTACACGGAGGGATGCACTACGCCGAAGTTAAATCCTCGTCTAACAAGACTAGCTTCCCTCTCTCCTGTGTTCAACCAACACAGTGGGCAGCGATGCGAAAACAAACAGCAGCAGGTGGGGAATACTTCATCTACGCTCACCACTTAGTAACTGACCGTTGGTACAGAATACCAGCAAGTTTTATTTTACAAACCAAAGATGATCAGAAGGGATCAATTAAATGGACGGAATTATCGATGTACCTGTGGAAAATGTAGGCCCTCAGTGGACGGACGCAATGTGCGATATTGAAACGACTGGGTTAAATCCAGACCGTTCTGGTATCCTGCAGATCGCCTGTGTTAAGTTTAACTTGAGAACCCGTGAGATTTGCCCGGATGTGTTCAACAAATCGTTGACGCTTCCAGCGCACCGTGCTTGGAATGAGGACACCCGTAATTGGTGGTTGCGCGACAAGCGAACAATTCTGCAAGACATCATGAACAAAGCAGAACCTTATCGTGACGTCATGCAACAGTTCGCCGACTTCGGTTATCAGAACCCCGGTTTGCGTTTCTGGGCGAAGCCAACACACTTCGACCACAGCTTTGTGTCGTCGTACTTCAATGATGAAGGTCTTCCAAACCCATTCCACTTCCGAGTGGCTCGGGATTTGAACACCTATCTGGAGGGTATCTACTACCCGAACCCAGTGCCGAAATCATTGGACGAGATTCCGTTCGTGGGCCCCGTCCACAACGCTCTCTACGATACGTTCCATCAAATTAAGGTGTTGTTCGCAGCACAAGACGAGGTAGACAATGTTCGTAAAGCTGGGTAGTCAATACGTTCGACTAATCGGTGACCCGCACTTCGGTAAAAAGTTTGTCAACGGCGTTCCTCTGGAACGTCGTGGTGAACGAGAAGCCGAACAGGCTGCGTCATTCTTCAATCTCATGAACGAGCTTGAAGGACCGGATGGAGTGGAAGTTAAGGAGGTCATCATTATGGGTGACCTCTTTGACTCATTCACAGTGGACAACGAAGTTCTGATCCGTGTGTACGAACTCATGCTGCAAGCTGCGTTCAATCACGAGGGCAACGTCCACTACTCCGTCCTGATGGGTAACCATGATGGTTCGCGGAACTTGGATGAAATCTCTTCATTTGAAATTCTGGAACGCATGTTGCTGCACATCCCCAACGTGAGCTTTATTCGGAAGAAGAAAGAAGTTATATTGTCGGACAATGAGAAGATTCTCCTATGTCCGTATGACTTCTTTATTCCAACGGCTGAGGGCTTTGCTAACTTTAAAGGGAGCTATGTTGCTGTTCTTGGTCACTGGGATGTGATCACAGTTGAGAACAAGCACAACGCAATCCCAGTTGAAGAGCTGTCGAAGGGGACCAAGTTAATCATCACTGGTCATGACCACACTCGCCGGACCATCCCGCATGGTGACGTGACGGTCATGGTGACAGGCTCCATGCAACCCTACAGCCACGGTGAAGACCCGACAGGGATTCTTTACGTGACGAAGACGTTGGATGAATACGAAGCCGATCCAACTCTGTATCACAATAAGTGCCTCAGACTGAAGCTGAAAGCTGGGGAGTTTCCTCCAGAGGATGTTGATGCTCTGCAGTTCACTTATCAGTACGTGACAGTGGCCGAGATCGAAGAGACCGAAGTTAAGATGGAAGAATTCTCCTTCAAGACTTTGTTCGAAGAGACCTTCAAAGCCAACGGGTTGGATCAAGCGACCATCGACGTGCAGTGGGCCAATTACACTGAAAGGAACAGTGATGCTACACAAACTTAAGTTTGAAGTTCAGTTCAGCTCAACGGGGAAAACAATCTCCGGTGAGCACAACTTCTTGCCGGGTATGACAGCGATCACAGGTCCAAACGAGAGCGGTAAGTCTCTCCGTTTGGAAATGATCCGTTATGCTTTGTGGGGCAGTGCAGCTCTACGTTCATCAGCTTCGAGCTATTCGAAGTTGCAGGTGCGTCTGGACTTCAGTGTCCAAGGCAAGGAACACTCCTTGTTTCGGAACAAGAACACTGTCACTTTGTTCCGAAACTCGGAAGAGAAACCATTCGTGACAGGGACGAAGCCAGTCAACGCTGCAATCTCCAAACTGTTTGGTTACGGGATGAACGTGTTCGACGTGGCCAACGCTTGCTTGCAAGGGCAGGTCGAAGCCCTAACCAGCATGAAACCAACTGAGCGTAAGAACATGGTGGACCGAGTGATCGGTCTCGATACCATCGACGACATGGTTAAGGACATCGCTGCTGAGGCTTCAACTCAACGCACTGAGATCGACGTATTGACAAAGCAGTTGATCCCCAACCTGACAAAACCGGAAGTGCCGGAGGTAGGTTACTTCGCCACGGCTGAGTCCCTACGAGAAGGACTGGCTGCAATCCAACAACAGGTCACTAAGAAGGCCGCGTTGGAGGCTGAACTCAATGCGTTGAAGTGCGATCCTCCAGAAGACTTAATGGAAACGGACCTTCCAACAGTTGAGAAGCTGATGGAGATCGGCTTCGAACTGAAGACGACACTGACTGAACGCACTCGTCTCCAAAAGAAACTTGCGGAGACAGAAGAGGCAGTGAGTTTCAAAAGCCGTTGGACCGAACAACAGATGTTGGACTATCTGAACGATGTTGATGCCCAGTGGGTTGCATACAACCAATATGTAGCTGATCGCGCTCGGTACAAACCTCACAGCAACTTACCAATGACTGAGTTGGGTTTGATATCCGCAGCGGTTCATGCTCAACCAATGGTGGCTATGATTAAGTCGTTGGCGTCTCACAGAGCTGAATGCCCTGAGTGTCGCCATTCTTTCCCGTTGGATCAAGAGAAGATCAACGAACTCGAAGCAAAGTTACCCAAAGGGAACCTTGACTTCTACTTCAATCTGTTCGTGACAGAGTATGATTCCAATGCAAACAAACTTGGGATGGACATCGTCAATGCTCCGATCTATTACGCCATGGAGGAAGTGAAGGAACCTTCGCAACCATACCTTGGCCCAGAACGGGAGATTAAGGACGAGCTGTCCAAACTTCGTAACACTCAAGGGTTGGAAGCAAGTGCTCAGATAACCAGAGAGTTGCTGGAGCGTTTGCAAATCGAACTGGCTGACCCTAAGTTCCTTGGGTTGGAGGAGAAACTTTTTGAGCGTAAAAAATACGACGCTAAGGTTTTGTGGATTGAAAAGCAGAAGGAGAAGTATGCTGCCTATGTTGCTTTGAAACATCGAGCCGAACCAGAACTGGCCTTACTAACCAATCTGGATAAGCGATTGGAAGCAGGTAACGCGCTTCTGACCGCAGCCATTCAATACGAAAGTGACATGAGAGCTTTCATGTTGAACAGTCAACGCAACGACGATGTGAAGAAACAGATCGCTGAGTTGACAGAACAGCTTGAGAAGAACAATGCCATCCGTAAGTCTTTGAACGATATCAAACCAAAGGTGAAGACCTATTTGATCCCGTCATTGAACCGTGTGGCCAGTAACTTGGTCTCTCAGATGACCAACGGGAACAGAAACAAGATAGAAGTTTTCGATGACTTCGAAATCCTTGTTGACAACCAGCGTGTAGAAGAGTTATCTGGTAGTGGGAAAGCAGTTGCTAACCTTGCTGTTCGGATCGCACTGGGGACTGTCCTTACTAACAAAGTCTTTAGTGTATTGTTGGCTGATGAAGTTGACGCCGCTATGGATGATGAACGAGCCGCTTTCACTGCCCAATGCTTACGGAACTTGAAGGAGAAGACTTTCTCCCAAATTGTTCTCGTAAGTCACCAGAAACCCGAAGCCGACCATCAAATCGAATTATAGGAGAGTAGAATGACCACATTAACTGAAGCAGACCGTTACAAAGTTCTTGAGACCCTGTCCCGCATGAAAGGTTCTGTTGAGAAGACAGCCTCTCGTTTGGGGTTGACACGCCGTCAGGTTGAAGAGATCGACATCATCGAGAACCGCAAGTTCAACTACACCCGCGAGGGCCGTGGCCGTCCTGAACTGCAGAAGTACATCGTTGCCATCCGTGACGTTGATCACACTTCGGCTTGGGACTTGAAGGACACGAAGATCGCACAGGCTCGTGACCTCTATGACCAAGGCTTGGTTGAGATCACAACAGGCCGTGACGGTTTCAACTTGATCCTGTACGCGATCCCTCGTCACAAACCTGCAATCCGTAAACCGTACTTCGTGACTGAAGAAGCCCCTTTGAACCCTAGCTTGAAAGCAAACTAATGAGCCAGTTAAAATTTGAAGTAAAAGTGGATGGTGAAATCATCACTGCTACAAACGACTACGAGACGATGCACCTTGCATGGGTAAAAGCATTCACTGAGGCTCTTGAGGAATTAAAGATCAGCGGTGATAAAACCGTTGGTACTGAAACCGTTGAGGTCCACATGCACGATGAAAATCGTAAGATTTCAGTCACTATATCCACTGATAAAATCAACCCGGAGGGTGAATAATGAATATCGAAGAACAATACTTGAGCCTGTTGGGTAACATCATTACCAATGGTACAGACAAAAGTGATCGTACTGGAACAGGCACTCGCAGCCTGTTCGGTCACCAGATGCGTCATGATCTGTCCAAAGGCTTCCCGATGCTGACAACCAAGCGTCTGCCGTGGAAAGCTATTTACCATGAACTGTTGTGGTTCATTGCTGGTGATACCAACGTGAAATACTTGCAGGATAATGGTGTGAAGATTTGGGACGAATGGGCTGATGAAAATGGCGACCTAGGACCAGTGTATGGGGAGCAATGGCGTAACTTTGGAGCCTATGAGGTCGAAGACCATAATGGGAATATTGATGCATATAGTGGTGTAGACCAGTTGGTGCAGATCGTAGAACGCATCAAAACCAACCCTGATTGTCGTCGCCTCATTGTGTCTGCATGGAACCCTGTTGACCTACCTGACATGGCTCTGGCCCCCTGCCACTGCCTGTTCCAATTCTATGTGGTCAATGGTAAGCTGTCCTGTCAGCTATACCAGCGCAGTGCTGATGTGTTCCTTGGTGTGCCCTTCAACATCGCCTCCTATGCCCTGCTCACTCACATGGTCGCCCACGTGTGTGGGCTTGAGGTAGGGGAGTTCGTACACACCTTTGGTGACGTGCACATCTACAACAACCACTTCGAACAGGTAGACGAACAATTGACGCGGAGACCGATGACTCTTCCAACCATCAAGTTCAACCGTCAGGTAACGGACATTCTCGACTTTAAATTCGAGGACATCGAACTGGTTGACTACACGGCCCATCCAACAATCAAAGCAGAGGTGTCAGTATGATCTCCTTCTTCACAAATTCGGGTCGAGCAATCGACCTCGGAAATCTCCACCCCGACGATATCGACATCGACGAGATCGCTAACGCGCTCTCAAACTCATGTCGATACAACGGCCAAACCAGTCGCTTCTATTCAGTTGCAGAACACTCAGTCTTGCTGTGTGAGTATGCCTTAGATAATGGATACAGTGAGGGTGTGCAAGCAGTTCTACTGATGCACGATGCCTCTGAAGCTTTTTGTGGGGACATCGTGTACCACTTAAAAGCAAAGCTGCCGGAGTTCATTGCGTTGGAGAATAAAATCCTAAAGGTCATTTTTGATCGTTATGGACTTGACGACCACCACAACGATCTGATAAAGAAATTGGATCGAGCGATCTGTATTGATGAAATGTACCAGCTGATGGGAGGAATTGACCCTCAGCTGTTCATTCAGAACCCCAACATCAGACCGCTCAACGTCTTGTGCGAGGGTCTCACACCGGATGAAGCGAAAGCTAAGTTCCTCTATCATGCAAAACGTCTTTTAATTTCGGGAGCAGAATAACATGGCTACAATCTTTCTACTGAATGGCCCAGCAGGATCAGGTAAAGACACTGCGGCAAAGTATCTGGCAGAGCGTTTCGAAGGGGAGGTCTCAAAGTTTGCGGCCCCCATCAAGGACGCTGCAACCGCTATCTATTGTGGCGGGGACCGTGATTGGTTTGACGAGTTTGACTTGGATCAGGAACGCAAGAACCAACCGGACCCAGTGTTCTATGGTAAGTCCTGCCGTCAGGTCCAGATCGACATCTCCGAAGACTTTCTGAAGAAGTCCCACGGACCGGGTATCTTCGGTGACATTCTGACCACACGGATCATGAATGGTGGTTCAGAATTCTACTTCGTTTCTGACAGTGGCTTCCGTCCAGAGGCCGAATGTATCATCAACGCCTTTGGTGCGGATGAAGTGGTCCTGATCCGTCTCCACCGCGACGGCCACACCTTTGAAGGTGATAGCCGTAGCTACATCAACCTCGATGACCTCGAGGTTAACTCCTACGACGTTACAAACGTCACTGGCCAGCAGGAAGAAATGTTCCGCCAACTGGCTTCAATCGTAAAAGCAAACTATCAATTCGAAGAGGAATCATTCTAATGGAAAACAAAGAGTACATCGAACAAACCCGCCGCACCCGTGCGGAACCAAAGATCAACCTGACTGGTGAAGTTTTCACCAATGGCCAGCAGGTCTTGCGTCAAGCAGTGGACGTTATCTATGCGGGGGTCGTAGCCGACTCTATCAAACGTGCACTGTTCTATGGGGACCCAAAGGTGAAGGAGCGCGTCGAGGCTGCTACAACCCGTATGGTCGATATCTACAAAGGCATACAGGCAAAACCGGAACTTATCATTCCTGAAGATAAGATTAACTTACTCCATGCAATCGTCGGTGTGGCCAGTGAGGTTGGTGAAATGATGGAAGAGCTTATCAACTCTATCATTGAGGACCGTCCAGTTGATCGCGTCAACATGAAGGAAGAGCTGGGTGACAACCAATGGTACATTGCAATGGCCTTGGATGACGTCGAAGAAACCTTTGAGAGCGTCCACCTGTCCAACATCGCCAAGTTGGAGCGTCGTTACCCTGAGAAGTTCACTCAGGAAGACGCTTTGAACCGTGATGTAGGAGCGGAAAGAGTCGTTCTGGAGCAGTAAGCCTCCTTGCTTATTTGGTCCTGTTTATGAGAAGATGGTCTTTCCGGTTGTTGCCGGAAAGACTTTCTCAATCACCTTTATATTTGGAGTTGCTCAATGCGAGTGGAACACACCCGTGACGAAAACCTAACTGACTTTGGCAAGGCGACATTGACGGATCGCTATCTGATGCCGGGGGAATCCCATCAAGATTTATTTGCGCGTGTCGCAAAGTTTTATTCTAATGACGAAGAGCATGCACAGCGATTGTATGATTACATGAGCAAGCTGTGGTTCATGCCAGCAACTCCAATCTTATCAAACGGAGGTACAACCCGTGGCTTACCAATCTCCTGCTTCCTCTCCGAAGCTGCCGACAACATGGAAGGAATTGTTTCCAACTGGACTGAAAACGTATGGCTGGCCTGTCGAGGCGGAGGCATCGGAACCTACTGGGGTAATATCCGTGGCCTTGGAGAGCGCATTGGGGAAGTCGGAAAGTCGTCAGGTGTGGTGCCGTTCATTAAGGTTCAAGACAGCCTTACTTTGGCAATCAGTCAGGGCTCACTTCGCCGTGGGTCCGCAGCGATTTACATGCCCATCAATCACCCCGAGATCGAGGAGTTTATTGACCTCCGTAAGCCAACAGGCGGTGATGCAAATCGTAAGTCCCTCAACCTCCATAACGCGGTCGTTATCGACGACGTTTTTATGGAGGCGGTACGGCGGGACCTTCCCTACAATCTATGTTCCCCGAAAACTGGACTGGTCATACACACAGTATCAGCTCGAAACCTATGGATTAAAATCCTCACCTCCCGCGTTGAGACTGGTGAGCCCTACATCATGTACGGTGATACAGTAAACGCAGCAGCTCCTTACCACCAGAAGAAGCTGGGGTTGAAGGTGAAGACCAGCAACCTCTGCAGTGAGATCACTCTGCCAACAGGTGTTGACCACCTTGGCAATGACCGCACTGCTGTGTGCTGCTTGTCCTCCTTGAACCTTGAGTATTACAACGAGTGGAAGGACGATCCTAAGTTCATCAAGGACGTGATGTACTTCCTTGACAACGTGCTGCAGGACTTCATCGACAACGCTCCAGCCACTCATGCCCGTGCTGTGTATTCAGCAACGCGTGAACGTGCTATTGGTCTCGGTGTTATGGGTCTGCACTCACTGTACCAACAGCGTGACTTGCCGTTCGATAGTGAAGCAGCTGCACAATTGAACCGGAACATCTTTGCTAACATCCGTTTCCGGGCTGATATGGCCAACAAAGCCATTGCAGAGGAACGTGGTGCTTGCCCTGATGCTCTGGATGCAGAGTGCTACAACATCCGCTTCTCTAGCATGATGGCCATTGCACCTACTGCCTCTATCTCCATCATCTGTGGTGGGGCCTCTCCGGGTGTGGAACCTAACGCTGCCAACCTCTACACCCATAAGACACTGTCTGGGTCCTTCACTGTGCGTAACAAGTACCTGCAGAGAGTGCTTGGCTATCACAGCGCAGACACACCAGAGGTATGGTCCTCCATTGCCAACAATGAAGGGTCGGTACAGCACTTGTCGTTCTTGAGTGATGAAGCAAAGGCCGTGTTCCGTACTGCCTTTGAGATCAACCAAGCGGCTATCATCCAACAGGCTGCGGACAGAGCCCCAATGATCGATCAAGCACAGTCGATCAACCTGTTCCTGCCGGGTGATGTGTCCAAGAAAGAATTGCATGAACTGCATTTTTCTGCTTGGGAAAAAGGCGTGAAGACGTTATACTACTGTCGTTCTCGATCAATCCAACGGGCGGACAAACCATCCGAGAAGATTGAACGTGAGATCATTCCTGAAATTCAAAAATACGAAGTGTGCGAGGCTTGCCAATGACCGAGAACTTACTAGACAACCCAAACAACTCACCGCTCTTCATTAAGAGCCACGTCTTCAAACCGTTCCGGTATCCGTTTGCCTATGAGGCTTGGTTGAAACAGAACCAAGTTATCTGGCTCCCGGATGAAGTCCCGTTGGCTGATGACGTGAAAGACTGGCAACACAATGTGACACCAGAGGAGAAGAATTTGCTCACGCAAATCTTCCGCTTCTTCACACAGAACGATGTCGAAGTTGGTGGTGTTTACATCGACCAGTATTCGAAGGTGTATGGGCCGAACGAAATCCGTATGATGTTCACAGGCTTTGCCAACGTGGAGTGCGTCCACCAAGCTGCCTATGCACACCTGTTGGACACCGTTGGGATGCCAGAGGTTGAGTATTCAGCGTTCCTGAAGTACAAGGAGATGAAAGACAAGTTCGACTATATGCAGTCCTTCAACGTCAATACACGACGTGACCTGCTGAAGTCTATGGCTTGCTTCTCTGCGTTCACAGAGGGTCTGCAGTTGTTCGCTTCGTTCGCCATGCTGATGAACTTCCCTCGCTTCAATAAGATGAAAGGGATGGGTCAGATCGTAACGTGGTCGGTCCGTGACGAGACCCTGCATGTCAACTCCATGATCAACCTGTTCCGTATCACGGTCAAAGAGAACCTCGACATCTGGGACGATGCCATGAAGGCTGAAATCTATGAGGTCTGCCGTCAGATCGTAATGCACGAGGATGCCTTTATCGACCTCGCATTCGAACTGGGTGGTGTCGAAGGTATGACACCTGACGAGATCAAACAGTACATCCGCTTCATCGCGGATCGCCGTTTGACACAGTTGGGTATGAAGCCACAGTACAATGTGGAAGTGAACCCGCTACCATGGATGGATGAAATTCTGAACGCCCCAGAGTTCGCCAACTTCTTCGAGCAACGCTCGACTGAGTATTCCAAAGCAGCAACCACTGGTACATGGAAGGATGCCTTTGAAGGGATGAACCCACCGGACCAATGGTTGATCTATGGTCAGCAGAACTGTCCACAATGTGTGACAGCCAAGAACATCCTGAGCGTGAAAGGAGCCCAGTTCCAGTACGTCGATCTGACGGGGGCCCCATCCACAAAGCAGGAGGTTTATGAGCGAACTGGAGCGCGGTCTATGCCGATGATCTTTAAGAACGGTAAGTTCTTTGGTTCAGTCTTTGATCTTGAAACAGAATTCAAGATACGCTAGTCTGGTACTACAAGCCCCAAGGGCCCCGACAGAATCTGTCGGGGCCCGAGCTTTTATTCCTCTTCGAATGCCTCGACCCACAACTTACACAGCTCTGATCGAACACAGTCCTGCGCGGTGAACTCAACCACACCAGCTGGGATATTATGCTGGCTGATCTTATCCATTGCCACTTTGAGGCCGGAGTTCTTTCCGATGTCGGATTGCTTCAGGTCCCCGCTCACGACGACACGTGCTCCCTCACCCAATCGGGTCAGGAAGAGCTGCATTTGCTCCGGGGTGGTGTTCTGGGCCTCGTCCAGTAGGACGAAGCAGTCCTTGAATGTACGGCCACGCATGAAGCCAAAAGGAGCAATCTCAATGTCACCAGCCTTCATTGCTTCCATCGTTGCGACCTTACCTAGACACTCCTCGATAATCTCCATGATAGGGGTCAACCACGGTTGCATCTTTTGATTGATGGTGCCCGGTAGGAAGCCGTAATCCTCACCACCTGCGTGGACCGCAGGGCGTGTGATGACGATCCTCTTAACTGTCCCACGCAGATACATGGCACAGGCTTCCACCGTGGAGACATACGTCTTCCCGGTGCCAGCAGGGCCAATGGCGAAGGTTTGATCGTATCCACGGATACAGCGGATCAGTTTGGCTTGGGCGTTATTCTTCGGTTGGATTTGCAGGATACGGTTGGCACGTTCAGCGTCGTTAACTTGGTTACGTTGACGTTTCTTTTGTTTACTCATGCGGTACTCCTAGAAAGTAAATGCTAGTCCTGCACCAGCGGCAATACCCTATAGGCAATGCTCCATGTAGACAGCATTGTTCTGATCGACAGCGAGCTTTTGGGTATCTGTGCCAGCGTGGAGTGTGGGCACGACAGTGTAGGTCGTGCAGAAGTCCAGCTTAATTGTCGGTTGTGTCATCGAAGCGGTCGCGCATCCGCTGGCGATAATCAGGATCAGTAGCGACGCGATTAGCAACAGCGTTTGCTTTTTTTGTTTCTTCATGGATCACCTTCGCTTGCTTCTGAGCAATTTCCAATTGGTTGATCTTCTGTGCGCTTTTACCCGACTGTCTCACGCCGAAGAGCACCCCTGCTACTGCCAGTGCAATAGCCCCGTAGAGTGCAATCTTCGCCGTGATCCAGTTGAACATTATCTAAGCCCTTTTTTACGATCTTCAATACGAGCATACACGATATACCCGATAGCCGCAATAGTAATTATGCCGAGGACCATAGGGGCATATTCAGCCAGTTGGCCCAACAGTGGAAACGCAGGGGCTGTCTTATCAACGATCTCTGCTACTACTGAGACAGCCGTTGCACCCGCAGCCACTTGGGACGCCTTGATGGTTGTGCTGCCTTTCAGGTCTTGCTTTTTGGGTTCGACACCCGCTAAGACCAGACCCTTCGTAACCTGACTGTCGGTGTATGGGAAGACCCATGCGGTACCCTGCAGGTTGTTTTCGTGTTTAATCATCGCACGGATCATTGGTTCCAGATGGTCGAAGTTGTGCACGTCGATAACGTCGTGTACGCCTACACCCATCCCCAGAGCCACTTGCTTGGCATAGCCGCTGGTGTTCTGGGTGTATTCCTTGCCTGTCTCTGGCACTCTGCCTACGGGCGGGGCCCAGCGGTTGATGATCTTCGCTACGGTGTTCAGGCCGTAATCATCTTGATAGTTGATCAACAGACGGGCCATAGCGCGGATGCCGTAGGTCGGGTCTTTGAACGTGAAGAACTCTGCATCGGGTTGGCTGTCGGCCAGACCCTGCCACTTGTCCTTGGATTTACGAATGTTGCCGGGATTGTGGTTGCGGATTCCCCGCGATACCTTTGTCATTATTTCTTCTCCTGCATGACAGTGTTGATTACAAGGTCAATCTTAGCGGTGACCAGTTCTTTTAAAGCGTGGATGTTAGAGTTCACTTCGCCTTTAACCGAAGCAATCATTGCTTGCATCTGGTCCATGTTCCTGTAGAAGTCTTCCTTATGGATGTAATTGTCCCGCATCTTATTGAGATGGCTATCGACTGATGCCTCTTGGGCCAGTCGCTCTGCGCGTTCGCTGTCGTCTGCTTTCACTCGGGCGTCCCTTTCTGCTTCCACTTTTTTGTCCATATAGGACATCATGAATTTGATGATCGCAAAGGTTTGGGCCCCAATTGCAAGGAATAAAGAAATCGCTGCAAGCCAAAATTGATGGTCCATTAAGTTACTCTCCTGATTAGTACACAACCAAATTAGTGGGGATTTCTGCTGTTGATACAGTGACCTCGTAGAATTTTCCCCCAATACTTCCCTCGTACCCTTGAAGAGAACCAACTAAGGTAATAAGATCCCCTGCCGCGACGGTAAAATCACCTGAGCGAATGTGGGGGGTTCCCAAAACATCCGACTCAATAGCTGACTGGAAAACCCCGTTCTTATAAACGTAGGCTGCGAACTTCCGGAAGCTATCTCCGGGTGAGAAAGTTCTTTCCATTTTAACATTGATCCGGATTGATCCTGTTTTAGGAATTGAAATGGAGCAGATAGGGAGGTTATTCCCCCCATTCCTGAGGGGACTTTGGGCGGAACTTGGGTCAGAATAGAAGTACCCAATCTGGACGTTTGGTGATAAAGTTTTAACAGCGATGACGTTTGCCCCTGCTGTCATAGAGTTTGTTAGTACCCCAAACGTCATGTCTCCACGCAGAACCTTGTTTACGTCACCGCCCCCACTCAGTGTAAAGGGGATGCCCGAGGCGTTGAAACCTAACAGAGTGTTGACAGGGCCGTTGGCCAGCTTGTTGATGTTAAGCGTCCCGGTAGCGACCTTGTCATTCGTCACGACACCAGAGGCCAGCATTGATGATGATGTGATAGAGCCCAGATAGGCGAGGGCTCCAAGGTCTTGGTTACGGACCAGATTACCCGGAGCACCTGTGCCGACGTCCAGCAAGGCTGCTGGGCCCAAGCCTAGCAATGTGCGGACATCTGCTTTGTTCTGTGCCGTAGGGGCGAACACGCCCCAGCTACGCCACATCTCGACCCACTGGGCAGAGGTCAGGTCGTAAGTCAGAGCGATCATTTGGTTGGGGTGGTCCATCAGGACGTCACCCCCAGTTGCTAACGAGATTTTCCCGGAGCCTGTCACCTGATGCTTGAGAGTGATTGGGCGGGAGGAAGATGTGATCCTCAGGAAGATGGTCTTGGCCCCGACGTTTGTGGCCAGAATGTGTTCCAGATCATCCGAGGCGGAGGTGTTCTCCGTGTCCATGATGACAAGGCAACGCTCTGGCTCAATGGTCCCCAGCTCAATCTCAACGCTCTCCGGGGGAGTTGCGACGGCGATCTGAGCAAGGAAGTCGTACAGGTTTCCAAGGGCTGCTTGGAACTGGGCTTCGGTTGTTGTGCCGCCCGTAAGATCGGTCTTGGGAGGTAGGTTAGCCATTTAGAATCCCTTTACAGTTGCGTCGATTAGCCCGTCAGCCGGGTCCCCATTCATATCCAGAAGCTCGATCATTGGTCCGAGGACTGGGTCTTTATCCAAAACACGATAGGTGAAAGCAGTACCACCACCTTGGATTATAACAGAAACCAATTTGATTGTGGTGTAGTTTTTAGTGATCGGGAGACGAATTGTTCCGCCCATGACGTTAACATCCTGAATGTCTTCACTGATGTCCACCGCGTCCACAATGGCCGTCAACTCATGGATAATGCCTCGGGTTTTACCCCCGAAAACCTTAACCTTAAATTCATAAGTTCCCGGTGTTACAGGCATATCCGTGGACACTGGTTGCCAGTTCACATCGCCATCAGGACGGATCGAAATCTCGTAACCCGAGCCCTCAAAGTCAATAATGAAGGACAGCTTACCGGATGCCGTTGTGGTGAAGGAGTCGGTATAGAGCATCTCAAAGTAAGTGCTCTCATACATATCCCCGCCGTCATAGATCAGCGCGGTAGGAACACCAGAGTAAATCTGACCACCAGTGTCGTCGGCTTTCAGAGAACCAGCATCGACAGAGCATCCCTCCTTGGTCCCAGAGAATGTTGGGTGGTATTCAAAATCATCCACCACGTTCACGGCAACAATCGAACCAGCATCGCGGAACAGGATTGCGCTGTTGACGGAGGTAACACCGAACAGGTCAACTGGGCGAACCATGATCACACGGGCTGATGGTGGGACCAAGTTGGTGTAGAAGCTGGTGGCTGACAACAGACCTTGGTGAGGACGGGCAGCATCATCCCACGTTGTACGGCCAGCTTGGTTGTGGTAGCGCAACTGGAAGCCGTCGAAGTCATCCGGCTCGTCACTGTAACCCCAATAGAATTCACGTTCGTTTGCACGAATCCAGTCAATGTCTTTCGGCGGAGCGAGGGGGTTGGCAACATCGTAGATGTAAACCGTCGCGCTGTCCAAGTCCGTCTTCGTCCCAAGGTAAGAGATACCGAGGATTTTAAATTCGTGGATGCCGGGTGGGTGGTTGATGATCGTGTCGCCAGCAACCAGTGTGCGTTTGATGTACGGTTGATCGCCGTTACGCAGACGAGACCAGACTTCAAATTCCTGAGTGTTAGAATAATACTTGTACGCCCCACGGTCAAAGATCGCAGAGATCGTCAAATGGAACGCACGGTCAGGGCGAATGAAACGCTCACTGAAGGTGACGTCGATTGGGCCCGGTGGGTCGAACACGCTCGGCAGTACACCGTAAACAACAACGCCGGAGTCGGTGACGTTGTCACTGTCGTACCATTTATTGCGGTTGATGTTGATCGCCTCGATGGAGAACATATCCGGGTTACCATCTTCCTCAATTACCTTGGTCACACGGAATGGACGAGGCAAACCGATATAGACTGGGTGTTCCAATGAGAACACTGTGCGGTCAGGTAGGTTTGTTTCTGGAAGCGGAGCACCGAATTCCAAAACCGTGTTGTAGCCCTTCACTGTGTTCACAAGGTTTGTCTTCAGGTAAGTGCCATCGGCCATCGTGAAAGTGATGTCGTAGCTGACACCTGCTTCCAGATACAAAGGTGTGCGAAGAGAAATCTTGGTACGGTCTTCCAACACTTCCTTGACACGACCTGACAAGCCGTAGCCCATGTCTGGGTCAGCGATCAGAACCACGTCGAAGGGTTTGACGAACTGACCGAGGCGGTTTGTTTTGAACTGCACGATGCAGGTTTCGGTGTTCGCTGTGATCAATTTGTACTGAGCACGACGGATAGCCTCGTGCTCGTCGATACAACCAACGGCAATGAAGTCCAGAGGGATGCGACCATTCTGTCCAATCATTGTGTTGTTGGCAACACGACGGCGATCCTCAGACCAGTTTAGGTTTGGATTGCGGAACGACACAGTGATGTCGTTATAACGAGACGTGATATCGGTGTAGGAATATTCGAACACACCTTCATAGACGTTCTCAATTGTAAACAGGTGGTTTGCGTTGTCGTCCTTATCAACCTTCAGATACGCTGTGCCATTCAAGTCATCGAACAGTGCACTGTTGAATACCCCAGCGATGTAACGTGCGAGTTCCTTACCCGGACGAGCTTCTGTGATGTAAGCGTTGAAGGTATAGCGAGGCTGCATGCCTCCGCGTCCGTCGGGGACCATCTCGTCGCACCAACGGCCAGCTTCGTATACATCGTATTTATCCAGATTGAGGTCTGGATAATAGGCTCTCATACCATAACGGTCATTGCTAACGTAGTCGTACAGACACCATGCTGGGTTGTTGCTCCAAGCGATCTGCCATGAGCCGTCCCACACTCCGGTGTAGGTACGGGTGGATGGATCGTAGTTGCTCGGCAGACGGATCAACAGGCCGCGATAGATACCGGACCATTGTGGGATTGACGAGAACTGATCGGAGGACTCAACAACCAAGTGGGCCGTTGCCGTGTTAGGGTAATAAACGTCACCCGCGATTGTCTCTTGGAAAGATTCCCATGAGATGTTTGCGAAGTAGGAAGTTGTATTCTCGTCACTGTATTTCGTAACGCGGATTTCGTAGGGCTCACCGATCTTATCAACCGGAATGCGGGTCTCGTAAACATAGGGGCTGGTCGTCTTACCCTTCAGTGTGATGTCTTCGCCATAGGCTTTGATCCACGTGCCACTGGAGAGAGCTTTGTATTCAATGGAGAATGTCACACTGGTTCCGTAGGAGCCCGTGTCTGTGACAGATTCCAGATGAGAGATAACCATACGGACGTCAATGAAGTCGATAGCACCAGACTGGGTTTGACGAGTGACAGCGGTCCCCTTAAACAGCGTTACGTTGACGCTGCTGTTGCTGGACTGACCGCCCAGCATCGGGATGATTGCCTCGTCGGCGTCGGTGCCGGGGCGGACTTGCAACTGAACAGTTGAGAAGTTGAAAGCACCGTTGACGTTTTGCAGTTGGGTGTCCCCAATGTAAAAGCTCTTTGCTCCATCCTTCAAACCGTAGATGGGCCCCTCGGCAATTCCGAGGATCACTTCTACCGTATCTTTGGAGCGCAGGTTGTCGGGAGTACGGACTGCCGCCTGTGCCGACCCGCCTCCACCGCCTTTAGCACCTGAGAACTTATTACCCGACATATCGGTTACTCTTTCTAATATTTTCTTTCGCCTCTAACGGTTGGAGATTTGTGAGGCAGTTTATTACCTTTGGGTCATAGACACCTTGGCTAGTGAAGTAAGATATTGGCACGATGTGGTCAATGTGCCAGTAAGTTCCGTAGTTCTCCCAGTTCATCTTCTCGTCGAATTGCTTCTCAAGGTGTGAGACTAACTCCAGACCAGTATACCCCAAAACCTCATGGGAGTGTAAACCATTCCTGTTCTTAAGCAGGGATGAAACCTGTTTTCTCATAAACTTCTTACATTTATTTTTTCTAAGTAAGGAGTCCCGGTCATTTATCCAACGAGGGGATAACGAGCCGACTCGAGCCCTCCCCAACTTACTGTTATTACTGCGAACATAGCATCCACAACTCTTAACATTTCCTCGACGCAAGTCAGAGCCCCCCGCAAGTTTTTTAACCCCGCAAACACAGAGGCAAGTCCAATAGGCCCCATTGTGATTACTGTGTGAAAAACTAATCACTGTTAACTGAGAGAAAGTCATGCCAGTTAGATCAATAACATTATGATAGAGTTTTTTACTTTTTTCGGGCATACCATTGTCCCCCAATCACACAATGATCGTGAGTGGTGTTTATATACTCAAACTGAACTCGTTTCTCTTGTGTGTCTACATGGGCCAGCATAAACCCATTAGACCATTTTTCCCCGTTGGTATAAGAGGCCTCGCGTTTATGGCCCGATCCAAGTTGATGCCACTCGTAGGACCCAAGAATAGGACTGTATAAGGTGTCCACAAGATGAGTATGGTGATGTCCATTCCACCCCGGTAACCCAAAGGATTTACCCGCCGGGAAATGATGGGCCACCATAAACTCGTACATAACTAAAAAGTTGCGCTTCACCTCGGCATCGCTATCAGCTTTGGTGAAAGTCGCCAGATCGGCGGGAGCCACATAATTAACTTCGAATTTATCCAAACCTAAGAGCTTAGGAACTGTCATACCGTGTAGGTCTGACAACAGAACCTTCATCGCCGGAGTTGCTTCAGATAGGTGACGAAGCAAACGATATTCGTGGTTACCTTCAATAAGAATGAGTTCAGCGTCTGGTGCAGCTTCTCGCAAATCACCAAGGAACTTATGAACCCATTTAATGCGACCAATAATATCAAATTCTCTAGGGTCCACAGAATACTTCCCGAATTCTGGGGCGTCCCACAGATCGCCATTAAGAACAATTTTATTAGGTTGAACGCGACGAGCAGTGTCAACAAAAGTAAGCCTCCAAAAAGGATCACACTCAATATCGTGAACGTCACTGCCGACAAGAACCGTTTCGTACCGCTGCCCTGTTGGTTTTTTATACGCCCCAGCCCATTTTCTTTTTTCAATATTGATCTCCTCATAAGCATTGAGTGAGGCATGCTTTGCAATGTCCAATCCCATCTTACGGGCGTGACGACGGAGGTGTAAGCCAGCCTGACATTTGAATTCTTGGAACGTACCGAAGTGTTTGA